ATTTTTTTAAATTTTCCATGTTTTTTTTGTTTTAGTTTTAATTTGATAGAGCAAATATACAACCTTATTTGATACTACCAAAAAAAACTTTAAAAAAATAAATTTTTTTTTTAAAATTCTTTTCCTATAACTTCGCAGCAAATCAAATAACCATGAAAAACGGAAAAACAATTGAGTTATCTCAAAGGCAATTAAGTAAGTTACAAAGAGAATTGGATCAGTATCGAGTCAAAAGAGATTTTGAAAGGAAATACAATATCTCTATTATGACTGTGAATAATGTTGTAGAAAATAAAAGATGCAGTCAAAGAATATACCAATCACTATTTAAAACCAATCATTCATGTTAGAACATACAAATGAACTTGAACCAACTATGTGGGAAATAAATGCAATCAACAAATTAATGAATTGCAGTCCCAAAGAACAAGCAGAAGAATTAATAAAGGAATTCAAAGTATTAGGTTTATCTGATATTACTGCAACTGCCTGTGCTTTGAAAGTATGTCAGAATGTATTGGAAAACACAATGCATAATTACTTCAGGCAAGAACATTGGAAAGCAGTTAGAGAAATTCTATATTATCAACCAACAGGAAATACTGAAAAACTATTTTAATTATGACCTTCAAAGAAAGATACAATGTTGCACATCATGAATACTACAAAGTTAAATATCCTAATGTAGTTGCTGATGGTTTATATTATTCACCAACATTACCAAAATATAAAACCGCTAATGGATTGACAAAGTTTATAACCAACTATATTTTATGGGCAGGTTGGAGAGCAACAAGAGTAAACACAATGGGCAGACAAGTTGGTGGCAAATGGATACCAGGAACTACAAGAAAAGGAACTGCTGATATATCTGCAACCATTAAAGGTAGAAGTATCATGATTGAAATTAAAATAGGTAAGGATAAAGCATCTGAATATCAATTAAAGGAACAGGAACTTGAAAGAAAGTCAGGTGGAATATTTGAATTTATATCTTCGCCTGAAGAATTCTTTACTTTGTATGATTATGTACTTTCTTTGTAAACTAAAACTAAACTAAAACTATGCTACAACAAATTTTCAGCGAATACAAATCCATAGGATTAAAAGTAATACCGATTGAATGGGATGTTTCAAATATGCAACCTGTAAGTCATCATAATTGGAGTGTAGATAAAGAATGGAAGTTGCAAGAAAAGCATAATGCAATTATGATTCAAACAAGAGATTGTTTTGCAGCCATTGATTTTGATATTAAGAACACTAAAGACAAAGAACTATTTACAAAGTGGTTGCAAATTGTAACAAACTCTGAACCTGAAATACTATCAAAAGTTTTCATTGAGAAAACTAAATCAGATGGTTTTCATGTTTGGATTAAGTATTGCAAACTAACAAAGAAAACTGCTTTAGCTGATTCTGAAACAGGAGCAGAAGTAATTGCTTTGTATGCAAATGGTCCTTTGGTTTATACTTATCCAACTCCCGGTTATTCTGAATTTCATCAATCAATGGCAGATGTCCAGGAACTTACAGAAGAAGAATACAATTATCTTATACAAGTAAGTCAATACTTTAATGAATACAAACCAACTTATGATCCAACAAAGAAAGCAATCAACTATCCTAAAGGATTTGAAGCAGAGTTATCAAAGTATGATTTGTCATTATCTGATGAATCATGGGAATTGCTTTTGAATGATATTGGTTTAGAACCATTACCAAACTTCAGATATAATAAGAAAGATACATTTGCTGCATATAGGCGGAAGGCTTCAACAAGAAACACAATATCTGCAAAGGTTTATTTTAAAAGCAAAAGGGTTTTGTTATTTACTGCATCAATGCATGACTATCCGAATTGGCACAATAAGGACCAATATCCAATATGGGCTTTATCTCCATCATTTGTTTTGTTTTATAAGTTCGGCAGAGATTGGGATGCAGTATTAAAATACATAGGATGCGAAAAGCCATTGATAAATGATTTCCCTTTTGATATATTCCCTGAAGCAATCCGCAATTCAATTTTTGATGTTGCAAAAGAAAGGTCATTGAATCCTTTGTTTCTTGCAACTTCAGGACTATGGACTATATCTTCTCTTGCAGGAACTGCTTATACTTCTGACTTTGGTAGTGATGGCAAGAACATTCTTTTCTGCATGTTGATTGCTCCCGTTAGTGTTGGTAAAACACCTGCATACAAATCAATGTGCGAAGCACCATTAAAAAAGTTGCAAGAGATTGAAGATGAGAAATTCAAAGTTGATGTTGCAAATTGGAATGCTGAAAAGATGCAATCATTAAATGATAAAAAACAATTCACAAAGCCAAAACCAAAACGATTTATTCCCTTCGCAGTTGATGGAACTACCGAAGGTTATATTGGTTTATGCCAAGACCAGTCAGCAGGAATAGGAGTTTATCATGATGAAGCAGAAACAATCTTAAATGCAGGTAGTTTCAAATCAAACAATGATTCTATCAGTTTCTTTACACAAGCCTTTGGTGGTGGCAGATATACCCAAATCAGAGCAGATAGAGATAAAGAAAGAGTTGTTCAAGATTTAAATATTAATCTCTTAATGGGAACACAACCAAGCCGAATGCGAAACATCTTTACTGAAGATAGAATCGCAAATGGTTTTGCTTCCAGATTTCTAATGGTAGAATCTGAATACCTGCAACTCAATGAAGATGCTGATCCATTTACTTCATCAAGACAAATGTGTAATGAATGGGTAAACCTAATACATGATTTATATAATGTCAATAAAAACTTTTGCGAAGGCGAAGCAACACAATTGAACATTGAAGTTACTGAAGCAGCAAAACAACTTTACAGGAAATATTATAAACAGAATTTGCAATCAGCAAATCAAAGAATTGCAGATAATATCGAAGGACATATTATTGGAACACAAGCAAAAATGTCAACCTATATTCCAAGATTAACACAATTAATTGCAATAATTAATCAACCTTTACATCCAGTTGTTACTGAAGAAGTTGTTGAATTAGGGCAAAGGCTCTTTAAATTTTATTCTAATAGTACAGTATCAATCATTTCAAAGATATTTATGGAAGCAGATACAGGTTTACCAAATGAATTGGAATTACTTTATAATGCTTTGCCTGATACATTTACCAATAAACAAGCAGAAGAAACCTGCATCAAATTAAATTTGATTGAAAGAAAATTCAGAATTGCACTTCGGCGGAAGGACTTCGGCAAATTATTTCGGAAGATTAAACATGGAGAATACACTAAAACTTTATAACTATGAGAATTTTAATAGCATGTGAAGAAAGTGATGAGGTTCGTGGAAGATTTGAAAAGTTAGGATTTGATGCATGGAGTTGTGATATACAACCAAATAGAAATCCAAATGCAAAGCATTATCAATGTAATATTTTTGATATTATAAATGATAATTGGGATGCAATGATAGCTTTCCCGCCATGCACACATTTAGCAGTTAGTGGTGCAGCATGGTTTGAACAGAAGCGAAAAGATGGTAGGCAGCAACAAGGTATTGATTTTTTTATGGCAATGGTTAATGCACCTATCAAACATATTGCGATAGAAAATCCTATCGGCATAATGAGTAAAATTTATAAACCACCAACACAAATAATTCAACCTTATTATTTTGGTGATAAAGCACAAAAATCAACTTGCTTATGGTTAAAGAATTTGCCAAAATTATATCATAATTCTAGTATAAATTTATTTGATGATTTAGTAACTCATTCAGGTAAAGGAGAAATGATAGAATTTATAAGTAAAAAAGGTGTAAAAAAAAGACAACCTAAATGGTATGCAGATGCTTTAAAATTAAATGCAGACGAAAGAAGCAAAGTGAGGTCAAAAACTTTTCCAGGAATTGCTGAAGCAATGGCGGAACAATGGGGAAATTATTTGAAAGCACTATAAAAAGTGCTTTTTTTATGTCAATAGTTACCAATAGTTACTTCATAATTACTGCTGAAACTCAAGCCTGTATTGGATATGCACCATAATTACTAATTATGTAGAATTATTAAAAGTAAATATTATTATTATTAAAAAAAGTGTATTTCAAAAAAAACAGTAATTATAGTAACTATTCAATGGCAGTAAGGGTTTCAGCGATTTTTTATAGTAACTATGAGGTAATTATGGTAATTATCACAAAATGTGTATATCTTATCAATATACGATTACAATTTTTATGTATAATTTTGTAACCAATGGAATGCAATAAGTTTATAGAAGATATTTATTTGAGCAAAGAAATCAATACATTCATTGCTTCAATCAATCCTGCTTCATTACAGGACGATTTAAGGCAAGAACTTGCATTGGCTTTACTTTCTATTGACTGCGATAAGATAAAGGAAATTTGGGCTTCTAATGGCTTAATAGGATATAGTATCAAGATTCTATCAAACATGGCTTTCAGTTCTACATCACCTTTCTATAAAAAGTTCAAGAAAGATGACTATGATAAAGCAATTGAATATTTGAGAAGTCAGATGAATTTGCCAGTATTGGATAGCAAACTTTCTAAACTTGTAAATGAAAGGCTTGTCTTAAAATACACAATAGATGAAATGGAAGCACATGAAGCAATCTTATTCAATAAATATGTTGAAATGAGAAGTTGCCAACAGGTAGCTGATTACTATTCAATACCTTTAAAGCATGTAAAGGATGTTATTCGAAAAACTAAACAAGAATTGAAAGCACTATGTATATCACAATTTTAGCAGCATGGCTATTCGCCTATTACTTTGTAAAAGTTGCAATGCTACCAAACAAGATTAAAGAACTCTACAACATTCCATTCAGTAAAAGAATAAAACCTTTTGATTGTGTTACTTGCTTATCAGTTTGGAGTGCAGCAATACTTTACTTCCTGCCAATTGAAATATCTCAATTCCTTGTCATTACTTTTGGAGCAGGATTCATAGGACAAATAATTAAATAATGAAAAACACAACAAACAATAAAACAAACTTCGGTAAGCGAAAGCATGGCAAGGCAAAGAAGTCATACAATAAGCATGACAGGAAAGAACGAAACTATAAAGGACAAGGCAGATGTTAAAAGTATTAGGTTTAATGAATAAACAATCAGGTTGTGGTTGGCATCGTGTTATGCTTCCATTGGCATTCTTACCTGATAGTTACAATCATGTAACAAATGTTCCTACTGAAGAACTATTTAAAGAAAAGAACTTCAATATAGTTTTATTCAATCGTTTCTGCTTCTTTGATGCAGATTGGCAATTGGCTAAATCTCACTTCAAGATTGTTATGGACCTTGATGATGATTGGCAGCTACCTGTTAACCATCCAATGTATCACTTATATCAATTACAGGAACAAAAGATACTTACCAATATTGCAGCAGCAGATTTAGTTACAGTTACAAATCAAAGGCTTTATGATAAAGTTTCTAAAATCCACAACAATGTGGTTATATTACCAAATGCCATTCCTTTGGGCGAACATCAATATAATGATGATAAGATTGAATCTGATTTAACGCGAATCTTTTGGAGTGGTGGTTCAACTCATCTTAATGATTTAGCAATACTTCGCAATCCAATTAAACGATTGCATGACTTACCAAACATTCAAATGATACTTGGCGGATATACCGATACTGATCCTGCAAGTAAAGAACTTTGGATAAAAATGCTTTCTATTTTCACCGATGGCTTTTCATTAAACTTTACAACCTATCCAGGAACTTTGCCAAATGAATATATGCATGGGTATAAACATGCTGATATTATGCTTATACCTTTAGAACATTCCCAATGGCATAGCTGCAAGTCAAACTTGAAGGTATTGGAAGCAGCATCAAAGCGAATACCTTGCATTGTTTCAAATGTTGAACCATACAATGTAGATGCAGATTGTCCTGTATTATGGGTAAACAAACAATCAGATTGGAATAAACATATCCGATATTTAGTAAACAATCCAAACGAAAGAATAAAATTAGGAGAACAACTTTATGAGTGGGCAAAAGAAAAATACAACTATCAAGAAATCAGCGAAAGAAGATACAAAGCATTTGCAAATCTTATTGAAGCATAAACATCATTACGATTTATTTATTCGTACAGGTGAACTTGTAAACTTCTCTGCTAATACCCAAAACGAACTTTTTAATATATATAAAGAGAGGAAGCCTAATTATGATTACAACCGAAGATGTGCAGCATGTGTTGCTGAATTCTTGATTCATGTTTATGCTGAATTTAAAAACGAATTATGATAACACCTGAAGAATTCTTGAAAACTGAAATTGATATGGGTATCTCATTTGATAGTGAGCAGTTTGTTAATTTGGCAAACTATACTGCTGAACAAATGAAAGGTTACAACATTGCAACTGTTCTTGATTATGGTGCAGGAACAGGTGTTTATGCTGATGCATTCCACAAACTTGGATTTGATGTTAAATGCTTTGAAATTTGGGAAGCACATCGAAACTATATAAATAGTAAAGCATCACATTTAGAAGTCATTAATAAGCCTGTAACAACTGATTTGATGCTATTTATTGAAGTTGCTGAACATATGACTGATAAAGAAATAAAAGCATTGTTTAAAAAGATTAAGCCTAAATATATTCTTTTTAGTTCAACAAGCGAAAGTAAGCCTGAATGGGATGAACTTTGGGGACATATAAATATTAAATCACAAAATGAGTGGGTTGATATGTTCTTTGATTTTGGTTATAAACTAATTAAAGATTTGTCAATGCCAACTCCTTATACTAAATTATTTGAATTAAATGGGTAAACATAAATACATAGAAACTCCTGAAAAGATGTGGGAATACTTTATTGCTTATAAAGAACAAGTCAAAAGTAATCCTATTTTAAAGCATGACTTTGTTGGTGGTGCAGGTAAAGAAATACAAAGGAAATTAGAAAAGCCTTTAACAATGGAAGGATTTAATAATTATCTTTTCATGAATGGAATTTGTGATAATGCTAAACATTATTTTGCTAATTCTGATAACAAATATGATGATTATTTAACTATCTGTTCGCATATAAGAGAAATAATAAGACAAGACCAGATTGAAGGTGGTATGTCAGGAATCTATAATCCATCAATAACACAAAGGTTAAATAATTTAGTAGATAAGCAAGAAACAAGTATTAATATTCCACCAATGTTTCCTGATTAATGTTTATAAGAACAACTGCTATAAATAAAATCCGCACTCTTACAAAATTTGTTAGGGGAGTGCAAGGTGGAACTTCTGCCGGTAAAACTTATGCCATACTTCCGATTCTTATTCATATTGCAGCAAGTAATCCATTATCAGAAATTAGTGTAGTAGCTGAATCCATTCCCCATTTAAAAAGGGGTGCAATGAAAGATTTTAAGAAGATACTTGCCGAAACTGAAAGATGGCATGAATCACTATGGAATGCATCGGACTTTAAATACACATTTCCCAATGGGTCACAGATAGAATTCTTTTCTGCTGATAACGATGCAAAGTTAAGAGGTGCAAGAAGGGATTGGCTTTACATGAATGAGTGCAACAACATGACATTCCATTCATATACTGAACTTGCATCAAGGACCAAGCAGGGTGTGTATTTAGATTGGAATCCGACAAATACATTTTGGTTTCACAATGAATTGCTAAATGATAAAGATGTTGACTTTCTTACAATCAACTATACAGATAACGAAGCATGTCCTGAATCAGCATTAAACTTTATTCTCAAAGCAAAAGAGAAAGCAGAGCAAGGGAATGCATTTTGGCAAAATTGGTATAAGGTTTATGGATTGGGTGAGATAGGCAACCTTGAAGGAGTCATCTTTAATAATTGGCAGCAAGTTGATAAGATACCAGTTGAAGCGAAGTTGATTGGAATAGGTTGTGACTTTGGTTACACAAATGATCCTACTGCCTTAATTGAGATTTATACCTACAATGGCAAAAGATATGTTAATGAGTTAATGTATAGGAGTGGAATGTTGAATTCTGATATTGCAAAGGTATTACCTAAAGGTGTTATTGTTTATGCTGATAGTTCAGAACCTAAAAGCATTGATGAGATAAAGAGATATGGCATAATGATAAAGGGAGTTACTAAAGGCAAAGATTCAATCAAATATGGTATTGATGTTATGCAGCAGCAGGAATATCTTGTTACAAGTCAAAGCGAGAATCTGATAAAAGAATTAAGGTCTTACAGTTGGGATAAAGACAAAGAAGGAAAGAAACTAAATAAGCCTATTGAATACTTCAATCATGCTATTGATGCATTAAGATATCATGAAATGGAAGCATTGGGGATAAAGAAGAATTGGGGTAAATACCATGTCATCTAAAAAGTATATATATATATGATGAAACTAACAATCAAGAAGTTCCAAGAATTACAGGCAATATCAACATTGGATATGCCTGAATTTGACAAAGCACAAAAATTAGTTGAATGTTTAACCGATAAAACAACTGATGAAGTGGAAGCAATGCCTTTGTATAAGTTTGACAAACTATGCAAAGAACTAAAGGAGTTATTTGATATTAATGTTGAGAAGTTGCAGAATTCAAAGCCTAAAGCATTGATAGTTGCAAATGGTAAACCTTATCATTTGAACTTTAATATTATGCAGCATCCATTCAATGCAGGTCGTTATGTTGAGATAGCAACCTTTGCTACCGATACAATTGGCAATATGCATAATATACTTGCTTCAATGGCAACACCTTTGAAGTGGAGTTGGCGGAAGATGAGATATGTTAAACTGCAATATGATGCAACAAATCATGAGCAATATGCAAATGATATGCTTTATGCAGATTTTGAACATGCTTATCATTCATCGGTTTTTTTTTATCTTGTTTTCATTCATTCAATCAAAAGTTCAAAGGATTATTTGGTAGCGGAGATGATGATGAAGGGAGTGGAGCAGGAAGCAGCAGTAGAGTATATAGAAACTTTATTGAAAGTTTTGGATGGATGTATAACGCAAAAATGGTATCAGAATTTGAAGCTATCAGTTTAAACGATGTTTGGGATTTACCAGTGGTGCAATTCTTAAACGATTTGAACTACCTAAAGCAGAAAAGATTAGTTGATGAAGAACAACAAAAGCAATTGATAAATGAAAGTAAGTACTGAAAACCTAAATAATTTAGAGTTATTTCTTCAAGAAGATTTAGGTGAATTCAAGATATTAACTGCTGCAATGGATAAAGTTGCGGTTAAATTTCTTGAAAATTTAGAAGCAAATATCAAAGCAGCAAAGTTTGCAGGTAGTGGTTCATTACTTACAAATATGACTTATGATGTTTCACCTGATGGGAAGTCAGTTGATATAATATTAAACAATTATTATGACTTTGTCAATCAAGGTGTTAGAGGATGGGGAAGTTCAAAGAATGCACCAAACTCACCTTATAGTTATAGCAAGAAACCGAAGTCAAGTTCAAATGGTGAATTCAGAAGGTCAATAAAACAATACATTGAATCAGGTAAAGCAAAGATTAGCAATGTAAGAAATGATAGAGCATTGGGAATTGGAACAGAAAGAAAATCATTAATTGATGCAAACACCGATACATTAATGTATTTAATCAGAAGATTCGGTATAAAAGCAACTAACTACTTTACAAAGACAGTCAATGAAAGTAGAGATGACATTCAATTAATAATAGCAGAAGCAGTAGGTAAAGATATAATTTTAAAATTCAAAGTTAAATGATAACACAATTAGCATATCCAAGTGGTGAACCAAGTATACAGGATGCATTATGGCATGTATTTAATACCAATGTAACAGGGCAAACTGATTACAAGTATGTAATGGATTTATATGTTGGTGGAACTCAACAAGTCAGAGTTAAACTATTCCCTGATCCAAGCAACAACAAAGGATATTTTGATGCAGGTAATGTTATAAGAAACACAATGACTTATGAATGGTTAACTCCTGATGCTGCATACTTTTTAGGCGAACCAAATGTAAGTGGTCAAATAGGGCAAACATATCATTATAGAATAGGCGAAGAATATTCAGGAACAACTTTCTTAAATAGAGCAAGTGGGAATATTACTGCATACAACTTTAATGCTCCATTATTTAAAAGAAGACAATCAGATTTGACTGTAAAGCAAAATAAGTTCATGACCAATAGACCTGCAACAATCAATGCAAGTTTGACTGATAATATATTTATGGGTGTTTATGATAACAACTTTGCTTGTGAAATAATAACATACAATGCAAATAATAATGTTATAAATAACGATTCAATAAGTATAATGAATGATAAATTTGCTCAACTAAATATAGGACCCCCAGGAATCAATGAAGGATTAGGTTCTTCATTGATTGATGCATCTGTTAAGTATTATGATATTAAAGCAGTTTCACCTTCATCATTATTAACAAGAGTTTATCTTGATTGCAATGGTAGATATGATTCATACAACCTGCACTTCCTGAATGATTGGGGAATGTTTGATACTGCCAAATTTAATTTAGTTTCTAAACTTTCAATGGATATTGAACGCAAAGGATTTGAGAAAAGAGATTATAAGTTTGGAAGCACTTCAGTTGATTATTATTATAACTATAAATATGTTGAAAGCAAAATCAACTATCAAAATAAAAAAGATTTCACTTATAAACTAACAATGAATGCTCCAACTGATGAAGAATATGTATGGTTGGCAGAATTAGTAGCATCTCCACAAATCTATTTTGAATATGATGGTTACTACTATCCTGTAACAATCAAAGCTACCAACTATGAATTCAGTAAATATGTAAACAATAGGTTAAGAGTTTTTGAAGTAGAAATAGAAATGAATCAAACAAGATACAGTCAATTAAGATAATATGACAAAGATATTTATTGAAGGGTTAGAATTGGATTTGAGCAAAGGGTTATCTAATCAGTTAACCTTTGCTATTGATGATTTGAATAATTTAGATAGCAAAGCAACAACATTCAGTAAAACAATTGTATTGCCAGGAAGCACAAACAACAATAAGTTATTAGGTAATATATTTGAATTCAACAATGCAAATTTCACTATTGATGAAGCACCAAATGTTGAATACAACTTTAATGCAAGTAAATCTGCTGCATGTAGAATTGAAGTTGATGGATTGGAAATAGTAAAGGGGATATTTAGGTTGTTAGAAATAATCAGAGATGGTGAGAACATAGAATATGAATGTGCAGTATTTGGTGAATTAGGTGGATTGGTTACTGCATTAGGCAATAAGAGATTAGAGGATTTAGATTTCTCTGCATACAATCATAATTATACTTATGCAAATATTACTGCTTCATGGAATACTGCAACAGGTAGTGGTTATTGCTATCCATTAATTGATTACGGAAATGTAAGCACAGGACTTTATGGAACTGCTAAAAAAGATTTTCAATACAAGACATTCAGACCT